CCACCGAGATCAACAACATCAAATTCTATTGTTTGGCTGGAATCTCTGCCTATAATTAATCTAGGATTTTCAGTCAAAGAGGTATCATAAATTGTAACTGGATCAGTAAAAGATGCACCCAAAGCTGATATATTACCACTAAAAGTTCCAGTAGTTCCAGATATTGCACTACCAGTAATATTGCCAAATGTTACATTGCTATCAGTAGCAACAGCTTGACCAATAGCAATTTCGCCATCAGTTATTGTAACACCAGTTCCCTCAGTAAAACTGGCTCTAGCTCTAGTTGTTGTAAAATATAAATTAGTTGATCCCTCACTTAAATCATCTGTGTCTTTACTGCTCAAATCAAGATTAGCACCAGTTTGTAGATTAACCCTTGCATCTGCTCTTGCATTAGTATAATATAAATTTGTTCCCTCTGCTAAATTGGTTGTTGTATGATTAGATAATGAGCTAACAGTTCCAGTAACATTACCTTCTAAATTAGCTACAAGAGTTCCAACAGTATATCCTGTACCTCCAGTATTAACTATAGTAGTAGGTTCAGTAGAAGTGCCTATAAATAGTTTAAACTTGTTATCGTCAGCATCGTTAAATAAACCTTTGTATTTAGTTACAGCAGATTCAACATACTGTCCAAAATAACCTATATCTAAACTGTTGCCAGCATTATTTCTTGCTAGTTTTATTAATGGGTCCTCAGTAGCTAAATCCTCTACATCTAAATATGTAAGAGTACCGCTAACTGTAAGATTACCACTTACTATTAAATTGCCACCTATCTTAGCATCAGAATTAACATGAAGATCATATCCTATAGTTGGAGTTACACCAATTCCTATTTGTGTAGTAGATACAAAGAAAGGTGAATTATTACCAAAACCATCAGTTAATTGCTTAGCACCAATAGTTATATTTCCATTATCGCTAAACTTAACGAGTGATTCGTAAGTATCTTTTATTTTAGTATTAGAAAGTGATGCCATTATTCAAAACAAGTTGGTTGTGAATTAAACATCTTTACCCAATTTATTATGTCTGTCATTATCTTTCTTTTTTAAATACGTTAATAATTTTGTTACGTTAACCTTTTTAGGTTTGTAGTTCTTCTTTATATTACCCATCCATGAAACCCTGTATCTTTATCTGGGTAAATATCTTGATTAGAATTACTGTAATACTCATTGAATTTAGCAGGTGCATTAAAGCTCATATAATCTATAAACCTTTGTGCATAGTATTCTGCAAAATCTCTCTCCTTTTGAATTAAGAAATCTATCTCTTCTTTGCTTGCATTAGAGCTGTTTTCTGAGTTGTGCTTATATACCCCTCCATTTGATATAGAATAGGCAGCAAACGGCAAGTATTCTACCATAGCAAAGTGAATAAGCATTGGTTGTATGTAGTCATTTACTAAAGATAAGTAATCTCCAGTTAATGTACCAGCTAATATATCAGCACTTATTTTGTCATATAAATCTGTACCTAAGTAATTTTGTATATGTATTTCTTGTGCCAGATCAATAAACTGTATAAATTTATCTGTATCTACATTTGAATTTAGTGCAGTGTTTTTTACTAAATCTGATCGTTTTATAAAGAGTGCTTTTGCCATTATTCTTCTGTATTAATTTGTTCTTCTTCTATAACTTCACCTTCTCCTTTTTTTATACCAGTTTCTTTTTCTACTTCAGCATCTGTAATTGCATTAGTAAGATCAGTAAATTCTAAAGGTTGTAATGTTTTAAAGTATATATCTAATTCAATTCCGTTATACATTAATACCTTTTCTAATTCATCTAGTATTGTCACTTGCATTGGTCGTATAACTGTGTTATCCATAAGTAATGAAGCTGTTTGTAATTCTTCAGCATTGTTTCCTAATCCAGTTTTGTCTTTTATACCTACTAGCATAGGAGATACAATTCTGTGTGATACCATTACTTTTCTCATAGATTCATCACTAAGAAATTTATACTGCTCATGTGCATCACTTAGTATAACTGGCTCGATACTTGCAGAGAGCTCTTTGCTGTCATTAAAAGCCAATATAAATCTACCAGCATTAGAAGAACCACTAAACTTTTCTTGTATGTTTTGTTCAATCAAAGATCGTTGCTCTTCTGTAGGAACACCATTATTAAAGTTTATAAGCATACTTGGAGCCAAGCCATTTTGTATATTATTTATATGATAGTTCGCTATCTCTTCTTCTAGTTCTGCATATTGTAAACCACCTTGATAATCTACAGGAGAATAGTAATAAAATCCAGCTCTATAAGGTTTAATGTATAATATCTCTAATCCTGATTTGCTAGTTCCAAATGCAGGTATTCTTTTAGGTTGTGTTTTGTATGTAACTTCTGACCAATCTTTAGCATAGTAATAACCTTGTATTTCTCCTTTGCTGTTTGCTTTTTCTGCTCTTAACGTCTCTACAGGCATATGCTCTACTTGTACAATCTTTTTTCTATCCTTAGAATAGATTATTTGAATTGCAGCTTGTCCCATCATTTTATAATCATAACAAACTTTCTTCATGCAAGATTTAGTGAATAGCTCTTTCATCTCTTTATAATCTTTACCTTTGGCATCTTCTTCAACAGCATCTAATCCTTTACCGTATATCATTTCTGCAATACCATTAATAGCAGCATTGTTTGTGGCACTACCGTTATATCTGTCAATAAGATAATCAAAGTAATTGTTGTCCTCTCCATACTCTACCCAATCTCTATTATACTGTTCTACAATTTCTGGTCGTGTATAAGATGACATATTTACTATATGTATCTTACCTTTTTCTGCTTTTGGCAATGGTTTGTTATTGTATCTTCTTTTTGCCATTTTATTTACTTTTTTCATATTATTACAAAATCGTTATCGTATGTGTTTTCTGTAGTGTATTCTCCAGAATGTACATCAAAGGTATTAAAATTAGTTTGATCTGTACAAAAAATAGAACCTCTATATATTATCGTAGAGCCATTTTTTATTGCAAACGAATAGAATCTACCCTCTATCATTAAATTGTTTGACTGTGCGTCTACAAATGCTCCTGTAACGGTCATATAACCATTAGAGTTAGTAACAGATACTGTAATAGCAGTAGTTTTTCTTGTAGATTTGTCAGTAAGCTCAAAAGTAACAGAACTTTCTGCACTTCTAGGTATAACCTTAAAGCTTTGACTACTTGTTGATGTTGTTAGTATTACCATATTATAAGTAACAACAAAAGCTTAATTTGTTTTCACAAAAAAAGGGACACCGAAGCATCCCTTAATTTAACCTAATTAAATTTAGTTATTATGAATTAGTACCTACTGTTATAGTTGCAGTTGCACTAGACATTCCAGCGTAAGGATCAGCAGATGTAGGTGATGCTACAAAATTAGCTGGTTTTACTTCCATACCAGTTAATGTAAGTGTATAACCACTTAAATCTCCCATAGCAGCTCCAGTTACTATTGTTCCACCAGAAACATCAGCTCCATGTTGTAATCCCATTACAAATACGTTTCCGTTGTAATCTTCAACAGCAACATGAGGGCGACCATAAGCTAATAATTTTAGTTCTTTATTATCTTCTTTAGATAATTTGTGTAGTGTTAAATTTAATGTTTGTTCAAAGAACGTTGTTCCATTTTCTCTTGATGAGGTAATATTTTGCTCAAAAGACGAGTTTCCTTTTACTTCATATTTGAAGGCAGTAAAAGTTCCAGAAAGATCGGTAATTTGATCGTCAGTTTCTGTAACCGTACCTAAATCTCCAAAGTCAGTAAAATAAACTGCTTTAATCCCACCAACAACATCTTTACAAGGTTCTTTTCTACCTAATGATAAATCGCAAGCCATAGTTTATTATTTTTTATAAAAAAAGGGTAAGCAGATATTTACCTACTTATAAAAAAAGGGTAAGCAGATATTTACCTACCTACCCTTGATTTTTGGTTAATTTAATTTATGAAGAATAAAGAACTATCTCTGTTCCTAATCCATATTGTACTCCAGATGTAAATCTCATAACAACTCTTACGTTTTGAGAACCATCAAGGTCAGCCATGTCAATAACCTTTACTTCATTGTGGTCAGATAATAATCCAGTTCCAAAGAATAAGTTAGATTTTTGAGCAGCTACAGCGTAGTTGTCAGGTAAACCGTTTGCAACAAATAGATTCACACCATCAAAAGATAATGCTCCATTTTGCCACCACATAGTTCCTTGACCATTTACACCATTTGCTCCTATATCAGATACATTTTCTGTTCCAGCAGCATTTTTAAGTATTCCAAATCCACCTAAAGCTCTAATGTAAGCTCTAGCAATGTTTTGAGATACATAGATGAATAAATCTTCTTTTCCGTATAAAGCAGAAGGAACAGCGTCAACTATTTTTCCTAATTCTGCAATTACGTTTGAAGATGTTACAGTTGCACCAGCAACGTCAATAACGTCAGCATCAGCAGCAGCTAAAGTTGCAATACCGTCAAATTCACCAGCTTGAGCACCACCTAAGTTACCTTGCCAGATATTATTTTCTGTTTTTTCTGCAACTAATCCAGATACATGACCTATTAAGTAGTCACTGAATTTAGGAGGTAAGTTGTCAAATGCAGAATATCCCATTTGTACAGCTTCCCAATCTGATCTAAAATCTTGCTTGCAAAGTTGTAAGTTTACTTGGAACTCTTCTGGTTGAAGAATTCTCTCAGTTAATGTAATAGTTGAAGTAGCAGAAAAATCACAACTACCATCAGCAATTAAATCGCTGCTTGTAGCTAGTTTTTTGATTACTTCTTTAAACTTTACATTCGGTTTGATTTCAATACCACCTCTATCAAGTGTAACACCTGATAATAAAGCAGCAGAAATGTACTTCCCAGCGAATTCGCCAGCATAAGTACTTGTAATTGATGTAGTAGTAGCCATTTTTAATTAATTTTTAGTTTTAGTTTATTTTAAATTAGCAATTCTGTTCATTACTCTATCTCTAGTGTTCATAACTCTGTTTTGACCAAAAGATTTAAAGCTTTGTTTCACTTCCCCTTCAGGGTTGTGTGCGATTGGTTCAGAAGCAGGTTCAGCAGATAACTTTTCTATTTCTTTTTCCATAGATAGTTTTTCTTCACCGTAACCTAATTTCATTTCTTCAATCATGTTTTTTAGTTCAGAGATTTTAGAATCAAACTCGTCTCTTCCAACGTATTTAGTTTCATCCATCTCAATTTCTTCAGAAACTTCCTCTATAACAGGAACTTCCTCTTGTAATTCTTCAGCAACAACTTCTTCAGTAGATGATTCCTCTTTAACTTGTTCTTGACAGGCAAGTTCAGTTAATTCTTGAGATAATGTTTCTTCTTCTTTAACTTGTTCCGAAAGATTTACTTCGTCTTTAACTTCGACTTCTTTTACTTCATCTTTTTTAACTAAGGATAGTTTTTCCATGATGTCGTTTAAAATCGAGGTAGCTTTAGTGTTTTCCATAAATTTCGATTATTAAATTAATTTATTACTTAAATAACTGTATGTAAAAAGGTTGTTAGATTTTTATACTTTACCAACTCCTTGTGATCTATAAGTACCGTCACAACACTTTCTTGAATATGTGCCATTCTTACAAAGACAACCTCTCTTTTTACTTGTAGGTACAGCGTTTCCTACTGTTTCATTTGTTTTTTTCATAACTTACTGTTTAGGTACACAATTAGGCACTTTTCTACCATCTTTATCTTTCATTCCTACTTGCTCATATCCTGCTTGACATGGATCATCATCATTTAAATCTAGTTCTCCAAGTTCTCTCAATTTGCTTCTTGACCAACCTAAACCTGCTTTACCACCCCATAGTAAGTATGATATAGTTCCACAAGCTTTACTGTCACCAGCATCGTAATAAGTTTCTGCTCGACTTAAATATGAATACATTCTTTTAATTGTTGACACACTCAATTTTTCACCTCTTGACAACTGCTGAGCTCTTATTTTTCCAACGCTAGTTGCACATTTATTGTTAACCTTTTTATTAAGTTCAATACCTCTTTTGGCATTATTTCTTACACCACTTCCGTAATCACTATATGTAGCAAACTCATATTTATTATCTAGTATTGAATTAGCAATCTCTAATAGTATCTCTCTAGCTTCTTCTTCATTGTTAATCTCATTTATTTTACTCATAGCTATTTTATCTGTAAAATAACCTTCTATAGAGAATCCTTTTACTTTACCTGTTTTTACATAGTCGTTCCAAACATCATCATTATTTACTTTCATAGAAACCATCCATGTTCCTACTGGTAAATCCATACCGTACTTTCTTGACTTGTCATGTACTTCATCTTCTATGATCCAAGATTCAACTACAGATAATCCATACAATTCAGCTTGATGTTCTAGTGTAGATTTATTTTGATTGCCTCTCATTAAGAATAATTGAGATGCTTGCCTAACTGTATCTTCACTAAAGAATATATAATACTCCTCTTCACCGCTTCTTCTGTATATGTTTTTATTAGGCACAAGTGCAGCTCCCATTAATATCTTTTTCTCTTTATCTACCTCAGCAAGTTTTACCTCATGCTGTTTAGATAATGCAATAAAATTTTCCTCTATTGCTGGTTCATCTACTATAGATATAGCTTCTATGCCAGATAATTCTTGTTCTTCGTCTATAATTAGTTCTACTATTTTCATATTAAATCTATTTTATTAATTAACCTATTGTTGCTGTTGTGTTTATTTTTCTGTCTAATTCCTGTGCTGATGATATGTCTCCACTTACAACATAAGCTCTCAATGCACCACCAAACTGATTGTTAACTGCACCAGCTAACTGACTTCCTATACCTTGTCCTACAACATTAAAGTCAGGTGCTTGAACTGTAGTTGGACCTGATCCAGAAACCGAACCGCTTGTCATACCAGCAACTTTAACAGACATAATTGCTTTTACATTAGCTAAACCTTGTGCTATTGCAGAAGCTGCTGCGATTGCCGCTCTAACAGGAGAATCTATAGAAGGAACCATTTGACTCTCATAAGCTTTTTGTGCTGCTGAGTATGTTGATACTAAAGTTCCTGCAACAGCTAAACACAGCTAAACCTTTACCTGCACCTGTAGCTTTACCTGCTATTTGTGATGCAGCCATTAATCCTTTACCTATGTCGTCTAAAGCTTGTAATTTAGATTTTTTTTCTATATCAGTAATTTTCTTTCTTGCTTTAGCATTTTTTTCTGCATTTTCTGTAGCAAGATTTTCATAATAATCTGTTATTACTTTTTCAGCTTCTTTTCTTTCTGTGACTGTTAGTTTTAATTCGTCAAGACGAGCTATATCTAGTTCTTTTTGTTTTGATAATAAAGCACTTTGTTTTGCTTCTAATTCGACTACATCTTTTTCTTTAAACAAATCGTCTTCTGCTATATTAACTTGTTTTTGTAAAGATTTAACAGCGAACTTTTCTTTTATACTTTCTAACTTTTCTTGAGTTTTAGTTTCTGCTTCTATTCTAAGTTTGTCATAATAAGTATTAATCTCTAATCTAGCTTGATTTTTAGCAACTGTACTGCCTTCCATCACATTAACTTTGGCAAGCTCCTGTGTTCTAAGTAGCTCTATTTTATCTTCTTCAAACTGTTTATCTTTTGCGTCTTGTGCTAAATTTCTATCAAAGAACTTTTTTCTAACCCTACCTAATTCTTTAATTGCTTTTATTTCTTCATCAAAATTATCAACCGACAGTTCTGTGTATTCTTTTCGACTGTCTCCTTTCTTTTTGTCTTGTTCAACTTGTATGTCTGTAAAATCTAATAAAAGATCAATAGTTTCTTCTATCTGATCTCTTTCTTTTTTGTTAGAATCTTCTATAGCAGCTATGTCTTCATCTATTCTTTTTAATCTTCTTTTGTGGTTTTTAGTAAACTTTGTATCGTTTCTCTCTGCATTAGAAAATCTATTTCTTTCAAAATATGTAGCTGTGCCATCTAATACTTTTTGTCTTAATAATTCATTTTCAGCTAATCTTTGATTGTTTCTTTCAATTTCACTTTTTCTTTTATTTAATAAATCTCTTTTCTCAATTTCTTCATCTATATTTAACTGTAGTAATTTAGCAGCTTCATCTTCTATTTTAGATTGTGCAGCTCTTGCCATAGCAAGTTTCATTATAGTTTTTCTTTGTATGTCGTTTACTTTTGCAGCACCATCTGTTTTGTTTTTTACATCATCTATTGTTAAACCTGCATCTTTTAAGTTTTTAATATACTCTGGAAACTCTTTGTTTAATTGCTTTACAGCGTCTGAATGTTCTTTATCAGATTTTGTAGAATCTTCA